CGTGAAATGAGCGAATCCAACACATCGTCCATGCTATTGCGGGACCGCGCCTTGCCGTTGACGTTCTGGCTGACGCCAGTCGCAACTTGAGGAGTCCATTCATAGATGGCCGTCATATGAACTGTGAGAGCAACGCCGACTGGAAAACCAGCGAAGGCGACAGTGATAGCCGCTTTAGCGTCTCGCAGCTGCGCTTGAGATTGCGCTGTTGGATCGCAGAAAGTCGCGTCGGATAGCGACGGTTTCCACACGATTTCAATGACTTCGGGCGGCGTGCGTGTATAGTGCTGCAAGTTGTTTGCAACACCATCAGCCCCGGAAGCAACTACCTGAGTATCATCTAGATACCCAGCCGCTGTATGGCCGTAATGAACACGGCCAGAGCGACCAGCCTCCGTACCCGGATAGGTCAGCTTCATACAGGCTGCAATGCAGCGGCACCCAGAAGCATTCGTCTGGAGAAACAACTTGCCAGGAGAAATGGTGCCCAAGGGGGCAGACATCGTCAGCGTGCCGTTGGATGTTACGGCGCCCGCTGTGATGTACTCTGTACGATTAGAATTAGGGTAGCCTGGCGTCCAATGAATGACGCCCGAAGTGCCCGTCCCACCCGTGAGCGTGACGGAGTCGAAAGCCTCTGCGCGAAACAGAAAGCCCGAATCGCCGCCCGGGTAAATGGGGTGTACGAGTGGCGCTCCGCAAGGGTCTGCGAGCAACCGCGCATAGTTCTGCGCAGGTGCATCCAGGCCCCTGGGTAGGCCTCCCGACCGAGCAAGACGGCGCCTAGGCGCGCGCTTTCCCGCCATTTTCTTCTTAGTATTGGCCTTGGTTTTAGCCTTAGCCATGGTTGCTGAAAAGGTGTAATTGTGAAAAGGATGGTGGTTTGGGGGAGTGTACCACTACCAGAATTTGTAAGACGTGGGGGGGTTACGTGTAATAACCCCAGCGGAAGAGGGAATCTCCAGGTCAACGCTGCGGTAGCTTTCCTCTGCTAACCGCTGTTCTGTCGGCGTGACGCCGAAAGCCTGCCAGAAGCTGACACGTGCAGCATCCGTAGGCTCCCTGTACCCTCTGCTGCAGCCCTTAGCCAGCATGGCCATACCAGTCTCGAAAACCACTGGGTCCCACCGCAGGCCATCGACCCCGCCCCTGAGGAAGGCAGAGTAATAGTCCTGCAGCACTGGTATGCCACCTGTCATGCTGAGGCCGCAGG